TTGGGTCTCCTATGCGGTTTGCTCGTAGCGGACGCTCAAGCGTATGTCTGCAACCAATAAATTGGTCGTTCCTACTGTTGTTACTGACGGCCTATCGACTGTCGATAACTCATACTTGGAAGCGTTTAGCGCTCCAAGAATACTAATGATTAATTGCTCCAGATTATCTAATGAAGCGGCGTTGCTGAAATACGCAACGCAAGCGGTAATAGTGTAATTTAATTTGACTCGAGTAGTTGATTTGCCTAAGACCTCGAGCTCCATATAAGGCGCATCTGGGACAACTACAATTGCTGGGACTATAGGTGCTTCTGGAACTGCATCATAGATATTAGCGCTGACACCAGCCAAAGCGGTCTTAATCGCGCCTCTAACATCTGTGGCAATTGTTGATGCTGGCATTAGCCCACCATAGTTTCAACATCAAGATAAGGGCCGAGTAAGCCAGTTACTTTGGCAAGTAAATTCTTAGATAGGCGGTAAGGAGTAACTGCGAAATCTACGCCTTCAATTGATCCACCAGCGGCGGTTCTGGATTGGAAGATTTCAACGGAGATAGCCAGAATAGCAGCTTCAGCATTGGGGTTTCCGACATAGGTCGATAATCCAGATAGCGCAGCGTTTCCTGCTGGGATGATATTTTTTTCCAATATGTCTGCATTGGTGATTGCGACTGTAAATACATAATCTGAAATTTGGTCATCGGTTACTGTGTGAGTGCCATTGAAAGGAGCTCCGCAGCCAGTAATAATTACGGATTGGCCTTCTGTAAATTCTTGAATTGTTGCAGTTTCAAAGTAAGCAACATTATTTTCTAGTTTTACTTTGTTAATCTTGCTTTGAAAAGTAACTAGCATTGGAAGAACTAAATTCTCCGAAGCATCAACTATATCGCCAAGATAAGCATCTGAATATAGGGATGACGAAACGCCAAGAATTGTCCTAAGCTCTGTGGCCGTAACTATCGTTGGCATTTCGTCATCCTTTCAAGCAGTTAGGTGAGCGGCCAGCTCGGGAGCGGACTGGCCCTCACTATTAGGGGTTTTACTATGCGTTGTCGTTCGAGGTGTATCCACCAGGAAGCTTTGGAGCTACTGCTGCATAGCCGTAATACATTACGGAGATTTGACCAGATGCAATTACATTGGTCTGAAGTGTCAAGCGAGCGCTTTCGTAGAAAGTAAGAGCATCAGGATTAATAACATAGATTGATCCATCGCCAGTTCCAGAAAGTGAGCGAGAAACATAAAGGTCAAGCCCTGCAACATTTCCGCGAAGTGCTTGAGGTGAAAGTGCTCCACCAGCATTTTCAGGATTTGAAGCAATATAGATTGGACGGCCATTGTCGTTCAATCCCATAATCTCAGCCCATACATCTGGAGAAACTACAACATTGCGAGCAAAGCCAAGTGATCCTGTATAAACATTCTTTGCAGCATTAGCAAAGAAAGCAAGATAGTTAGCAGCTGTTGCTCCAGCCTTAGCGGTTGAAGCAGTTGCCGTTGCAGAAGCGCGAGTAACTGCATAAGCATCAGTTGCCTTTGCGTATGCGAACTCCATTTGACGAACTAACTCGGAGAAGAACGCAGGTGAGCTCCTGTCAATTAGCTCTATCGATACAGTCTGCTGGCCTGCGAACTTTTTGACATCCACCGAAATATAAGCTGTGCCCATATCTGTGTCGGATGGTGCAGCTTCTTCATTTGTTAAGGCCACAGTTGGAGCAGTATTGATGCGAGGCAACTCGAAAGTCATTCCGCTAGCTGCAAGGGTTTCGCGAGAAAGAGCATCGATAAATCCGCGATCTCCGTTAGCTACTCCATTAATTAATGTGGTGCTTTGTGGTGTTGGAATAAAACCTGCGTTATCAGTTGTGTTATCTGCAGCGCGTAGGTAAGAGCGAGCATCATCATCGCCAAGAGCGGCGCGGATGCTGTTTTCAAGATATTTCGCCTTTGTAAATTCAAGGCGAGGAGTTGTGTAGAAAGCTGGCTTTGGAGCTGCAGCTTCTACTTTGGCTGCTTCTACCGCTTCTTCAACGGCAGGAGCAGGAGCGGTAGTGTCAGACACTTGGTCTCCTTCGGTTGGTTTGTCTGAATCAGCGGTTGCCAAATCAGAATCTTCTTTAGGTGCTTCATTCTCTGATGCTGCTACTTCACTTACGCGAGCAGAATCAATTGCAGGATCAGTAACTAGAGAAACTTCATCTAGGGTTGCTGAAGTAATCTGCATTACGCCCTTATTGTTTGTCCATTCATTTATTTGAGCGCCAACGCTAAAGCCATCTCTTAGTCCAGTAGCGGCCTCTTCAAGAGCATCATCCGCAGAAAAAGTTTTAGCTAAAACGAAGCGAGCTGTTATACCTGAGTCAGTAATTTCGTAGTCCGCGAGCTTTCCAATCGGTCTAGTTTTGTCGTGCTCAAGTAATAATTTTACATTCTTCATTTCAATTGAATCTTTAGCAAAGACTGTTGGGCCTACTGAAGTGTTGCCCTGCTCATTCCAAGTTACGATGGTCCCAGTTAGGGTCCTCTTGACTACATCGGCCGCAGTTACGACCATTGGGATATTAACCTTCATTTGGTATTAGGTCCTCTTCTCGCTGAATCTGCTCAACGCTCATCGCGCCGATGCGGTTTAAGATTTCATAGACTTGCGCTCTTTCCAAAGCGTTGCCGCGCAAGAAATCGTCCAACATAAATCTGGTCATAACTGGATTGGGGACGAAATCTGGGAGTGAGAGTCTTTCCTCAATCGCTTTAAGTATTGGGCGAAGTGAGAAATCTACTAATGAGCGCCGCTCAGACACAGCGTTTGAATAAGTCATCGAAGTCGTTTCGGCGCTCAAGAAGTAGGCAGGTATTCCACAGGCCCTAGCTAATTCTAGTGCTACATATTGACGCGCTTCTGCAAGTTGCATTGTTTTAGGATCAAAACCAAATTGTTGTAAGTCAATATCAGCATTGAGAAATGCCGTATTGCGCGACTGGCGCGCAGTTTTCCAAGCAGCTAGCAAAGATGAAATTCTTTCGGCAGTTAAATTAGTTCCATTTGATTTCAAAACCATCATTGGAGAGGGCTCTTTAGCATAATTAACTGCTGCGTTCTCGAGATAAACTGCTGCAGTAATTGTTTTACCAGCTCTGTGTAGCAATCCTTCATCTGGGCCATCAAATCGAATTATTGAGCCAACGCCGTTCATTGGCACTTGATAACCATCAACTCTATAACCAGTAATTTCTGTGTTAATTGAATTTGTCTCAACAGTTACTCTGTCTGGACTAACGCGAGTCCAAGCTCTTACTCTGCCGCCGTCTGTGGCCGAATACATTTCTTGGACGATTCCGTAGCCGACCCCATATAGCCAAATATCTTCGGCCAACCAGTTGTAAATAACAAATCCTGCAACTCTTGGGTCAGGTTGATTAATAACGCGGTGCGGATCTACATATTGTCCAGTTATGCGGTTGAAAGTTGTTAAAGGTAATGAGCCGATAGTCCCGCAAATAATATTTCTAGCTCTAGCAACCGATGGAACGGACATTGCAATTGCTCTAGTGGTGCTAGTTGCTCCACCTAAAATATTATAAATTTGGTCTTGAATTTGAACTGGGGTTAATGCAGCTTGAACATCAATAGCCGATTTTTTTGCTTCGACTGTTGGAAATAGGAAATCTCTTATAGCACCCATTGATTACATTGTAAGCGAGCGGACTTACAGTATTTGAATATCTACGCCACTTTCAGCCATCGTTGCATAGTGTGTCGCTAAGGCTGAAGCAATCGCTCCGCAAATAGTGGTATTACTGACTTTGCGACCCATTACCCATCCGCCATCACCATAAGGGAGTTTGACGGCGGATAGGCATTGCTTTGTCAGCTCATCTTGTCCCGAGTGAGCTAACCGCTGAGATGAGATAGCTCCCAGTAACTCATCGCAGCTTTGTGCATAGTCAAGGCCATCTATCGGCTCAACCCTAATACCAGCAGGAGCTAATCGCGCAGCTACTGCCGAAGCGGTTCTGGCTGAATAAGCAACCAGCTGAACTGGATACTTTCGCACCCAATCCGCTACATCATTAGCCATTGCTTTATCATCTAGATTGGCAGGGTTATGCCAAGTCTGAAGCAATATGACTTGGAACTTATCGCCCTCAAGTCTCTGGCTAGCAACTAGCGCCGCTTCTTTTCTACTAGGGCTTAGATCAATAGCCAACCAAGTATCAGATTCAGGGTTGAGTCGAAGTCCCTCAACTTTGCAACTCTCCCACTGAGACGGATTGATAACTGGGTTAATCGTATCGACCCATTGACATAAAACTTCTGTGCGCACAATATCTTCGGGGTCTGACAAGACGGCTCGGATATTGTCTGGATGGACTGTTATTCCAAGTGATGGATTGGCTTGGCAGACACCTAGCCAGAAGGTTGGTGAGTTATCGAATTTAATGCCAATAGGAGCTGACCACTCAAACCAGCCAATATCATCATTGCCACCGAAGATGGCAGCCATTGCTCTTTCTCTAAGTTTATTTAGAACTATGCTGTGTTGATCTCCAGCGTTGCTATAGACCCATATTTGAGGATTGGCTGAACTCATTTGCGTATATCGCAAGGCAGACCAGACATCTTCATCTTTATATTCTCTAGCTTCGTCTAGGTGTATCGTTTCTGGGGCTGCAATGCCTCGACCAGCAGAGTTATTGGCCCTGACGATATATCGGCGGCCTTCAGTAAATTGCAGCTCCTGGAATCCCTTGCTTTCCAGTTTCTTAGTAAATTCAGCAGCTAGCCTGGGATTCTGTTCAATAATTCCATAGATTTTATAAAACAATTCAGCTGAAGTAGTTAGCTTATGAGCCGTATGGACTTGCAATTTCTCTTTCAATACATAGATTCTAAATAGGATTTGGAGCGCCATAAAGGTCGATTTACCCTGCTGACGAGCGCAAAGTAAGGTAACTACTGGGTGAGCCCATCGGCCATCGGGTTTGTATTTTAAGGTGTGATGAGCCAGCCATTGCTGCCAAGGCATAAGCTCAAAGCCGATTTCCTCGCAGAATTTAATCATTTGCTCGCCGTAAGAAGGGTAATCGTTTAGTTTTGTGTGGATTCGCGGTTCTGGCACACCTCGGTAAGCCGATTCGTCCCGGACTCGGACAATCTCGCCCAGTTCAGCCATTTCAATTGCTTTCATTCCTGATAGTGCCTAGCCGAGCCATTTTCAGGGAAAATCTTCCCAAT